AGGTGCCATGAACAAGTCGAGCGTAATACCCTGTAATGGAATAGCCCCTCAATTCTCCGCCCGTGAGCCTGTACTATTACACTCCGAAGTGCTTCGCGATAAACGCCTTCCGTTCCTCCGGACTCAGACTGGCCAGGTAGGCCTTAGTTTGGGCTTCCTGATCGACTGGCTGCCGGCCTCCGGCATAGTTCACTTTGATAACAGATCCATCCGTGATGGACTCGAACTTATCCCGGTTGCTGTTCTGCCAGTTGATTTTCTTATCCTTCAACGATGAGCCGATGATATTCAGCAGTGGCGTATTCTCGAGCACGAATACTAAAGTAACCTTTTTCGACTCTTTGGATCCCAGCTCGGGCTTTAATCCACAACTGATACTCCACTCACCCGTGACGACATATTCACCGATATTGCTCTTGTCGATCATAACCGTACCGTTTGCCATAACGTATCCTTTCATATTGACTCGTTATGGCCCACAGGCGGAGGATTGAAAAGCTATCCCATATTCAATTGTCAAAGACCTTGTACTTCGTGGCCGTTGGTTTGTTGCGTCCTTCAACCACAACACCATCATATCATGAGGTGCCCCACATGTCAATAAATATCGTCACTGTCCGACATCAACCCCGATGGGGGGAAAGCAGTTGATATGCCCCAGGGTTATCACCCCTACACTGTAAGCCAACTTTTTAAACATGTACAAAGCGTAACAAAGATGTCCAGCATAGCACAGCACAGCGGAGGTAATGGGTAGTGAGAGGAGGAGAGGAAGGAGGTAATATGTCAGCAGCGCAAACCCTAGTGGTGACGCGCCAAGTCCATGTAAAATTTATACAGACTATCCGGAACTGCCAGGGGTTGTTACTATAGTCATAACTGATAGTATCCACACTTGTACAAAGACTCTCCTTGACACAGGACGACAGTACATGTATCATGGAACCATGGCAGCCAATATTCCACTCTCCTCGATGTATGCTACAGTTAGGGAACAAGACCAGAGACGAGTCCCTCGAGAGGAACGCAAAACCTACGACATCAAACAGATGTGGCAGCGCCACCATGAGATAGTCAACTTGGCTGCTCAAGGGTTCAAGCAAGTAGAGATCGCCGAGATCCTCAACATCCATCCTCAGACAGTATCTAACACTCTCAACTCAACTCTCGGAGAAGAAAAGCTCGAGGTCCTCCGCACTGAGCGTGATGAGGATGTGAGGAAGACAGTTGAGAAGGTTCGAGTGCTGAAGGACAAAGCCCTGAAGATCTATCACACTATCCTCGACGGTGTAGATGAGAATGGCAACTCCGTCGACATCTCTATGCGTGATCGTAAGGATGTAGCTGATACAGTACTGCTCGAACTCAGCGGTCTTCGAGTCCCCACCAAAATCCAGTCCTCCAACATCACTATGACAGCCACAGAACTGGAAGAGCTTAAGCAACGAGGTATCCAGACCATGAGGGAGTCCGGCCTGATCATTGATGCAGAGGTAGTCAAGAATGAGTAAGAAGAACTACTTCCAACCCAAGGAATTCGACTCCCCTGACGCTCCTGGCACTGGCATGAACATGGATCCTGAGCTCGTAGCGATCCTCAACGATATGAGAGAAGAGTGCGGCTTCCCTTTTATCATCAACTCTGGAGTCCGCACTCCTCGACACAACCGAGATGTAGGTGGCACAGAGGCCAGTGACCACTTAATGAAATACGACGGGTTTGCTCATGCTGTAGATATTAGATGTACTACCTCCCAGCAGAGGTTTGCCATAGTGAGAGCCGCCCTGGTGAGAGGTATTACTAGGATCGGCATAGGCAAGACATTTGTCCATATTGGCAACTGGGGTGACAATCCTCAGGATGTTATCTGGATGTATTAGTCCGTATAAAATTTACACGGACTGGAGGAGCTTACAGTGGGACATATTCTCGAACGAGGCCTAATCCACTTCTTCAGTGCTGCCTCACTTGTACTAGTTGTCTACTTCCTCCTTAAATATTGGGTCAGGAAGAATGCCAAAGTCGGCATCTGGATCTCTTCCAGAAAGACCCATCTCCTCTTCAACTCAGCACTCATAGTATCCTACCTGGCCACTTTCAGGGAACCCATAGACATGTCCAACAAAGGTACTGCAATCAAAAGTATCTGCGACATGATCTCCTGGCTCCTTGGTTCAGCCTCCAGTGTCTTTGGCCTCTATAGGTATGATAAGGAGTAACAGATGGGACTCAGCATAGCAGAGATTGATCTTGGCGGCGCTCTCAGTGGGATTGGCTCCTTAGCCAAATCCATCAGGACTGCAATCACCGGTAAGGAACCTATAGATGCCTCCAAAGCAGCTGAGTTAGCTCTTCAAGCCCAAGCCCTTGAAACCCAAGTCGAAATGGCACGCATGAATGTAGTCATCGCTGAGGCCTCCTCTAAGGATCCGTGGACCTCTCGAGCTCGTCCAGCTTTCATGTACGTCATCTACGTTATGCTCCTGACTGCCATCCCGATGGGGGTAGTCGCTGCAGTAAATGGCACTGTTGCGAACAACATCGCTAAGGGGTTTGGTGCCTGGCTGGAAGCAATCCCTGAAGCCCTCTATGCCCTCTTCGGAGCTGGCTATCTCGGCTATGGCGCGTTCAGAACTTACGACAAGAAGTTGGGAGCCTCCAAGTGAAAACCCTCCTCATTGCCCTCTATCCTTATCACGGAGTAGGTCTTGACTCCTGGCATGACCACGGAGCAGGGATGACCTACACTCATGCCTTCAACGCTGGGCATGATATCACCTTCCTCGATATGAAGAAGTGTGGGAGTGATGAGGAACTCAGGCAGGCAATGGAAGGGTATGATCTCATAGCGTTTGGTCTCAAGTCCTCCTACTACAGCATGGGGATGAAGGTAGTAGACATCGCCAAGTCCTTAGGTCAAAAGGTAATCATAGGTGGCTATCACGCTACAGCAGCTCTAGAAGAACTAACCGAGCACTCATCTATAGACTGGATACTCCAAGGTGAATCCGAGACCACCTTCCCAAAATTTCTCTCGAATCCTACCTCCTTCCCGCGCGTAATAAGAGGAGAACGTCCAGAGAACTTGGATGAGTTGTATTTCATGGACAGGTGGATGTTCTCCTCTCCCATCGAAGACTGCTCCGGCTGGTGGTATGGTGGTAGGCGTAAGATGATCTCTGTAGTCGGATCCAGAGGTTGCCCCTACAAGTGCTCCTTCTGCCAACCAATTGAAGATAACCACTTCGGCACCAAGCTTCGTCGGCGCTCAGTCAAGTCACTGATCAGAGAACTTCTCCAACTCAAGCAGATGTACCACCCTGACTGTGTCATGATCCATGATGACACCTTCTTCCTCCAACCTCGTTGGCTCGAGGAGTTCTGTGATGAGTATCCTAAAGTTGGACTTCCCTTCTGGGCATCCGCTCGCGCAGATGGGATCTGTAAAAATCCTACTCTATTTAATCGCCTTGTCTCTGTTGGTTGGGAGTTGGTATCTGTTGGATTTGAGTCGGGATCTCAGCGCATACTTGACAAATTGGAGAAGGGCACTACAGTTGAAGAAAACCTAGAAGCCGCCAAGATAATTCGTTCCTCAGGAGCTAAAATCTATGCCAATTATATGCTCGGCATTCCCTGGGAGACGAAGGCAGACGTTCAAGCCACTGTCAAGATGGCAGACGAGATCAACGCAGAGATGCCTTCATGGGCGTTCTTTACTCCTTACCCTGGGAGTAAGGCAGGTGAGGAGTGCATCCAGCAGGGATGGTCGCTCCTCGACCGCAACCACTACGATCGTCGTCCTGATGGACAAAAAGTTAAAGGGGTAGACTATCTCTACCTAGTCAAATCTCTCCAAGGTTTTAGAGAGGTTCCTGTTCCTGTGTCCACTGACATTATCATCCCTACCTACGAGAACGAGCAGCTCACTCTTGAATGCCTGGCAGCGGTCAGCGAGAATACTACCCCAGGCACCTATCGAATCATCCTTGTCGACAATGGCACTAAGGACTACTCCAAGATAGAACTCGCAGTAAACAACCTCGGAGGTCTATTCATCCACCTCGACAAAAACGTAGGCTTCGTTGATGCAGTGAATTTGGGCCTCAAGAACTCCATCGCGCCTAACATTTGCTTCCTCAACAACGACACGAGAGTCACACCTAGATGGCTGGACAAACTTTCCGCAACTCTCCACTCCTCGAGTGAGATCGGAATAGTCGGCCCACTTACGGGATTCCATAAGATAGGTGCTGACTCTCATCATTCTTTAGTACTCCACAGGGATCTCCTCCCCCCACTGGCCAAAGACTGGACATTTGAGCAGATTAATGCATATCTGGAGGCCAACTACCCTGGGCGTTCTGTAGAGGTCTCCTTCGTAGCATTCCTCTGCGGGCTGATGAAACGTGAAGTATATGAAAAGATAGGTCTCCTTGATACATCTTTCGCCTTCGGTATGTGGGATGATGTGGACTATAATATGTCTGCCCAGAAGCTAGGCTATCAAACTGTCCTAGCCATTGACACTTGTATCTACCACCGTGGACGATCTACTTTCTCCCTTCTTGAGAAGACCCAGAAGCTCAATGTAGGGAAGCTTATCAGAACAAACAAAGAGTATCTTGACCGCAAGTGGGCACCGCCTGGAGGTCAAATCATGATCCGTGAGGTCCAGAAGAAAACCTCAATGAGGATGATCTAATGGGTGCTAAGATTCAATGGCTGACGGAGACCATAGGTATTCTCCGCGTAGGGCCTGAGTTCAAGGACTATGAGTCCCGAGATGATTACACCTTTGCTTGTACCATTATTCGAGATGGTCAGACTGCTAAATGCTTAGGTGGCTTCTCTGACATACATACAGCTATCGTAACCGAGCGAGATGCTCTCAAGGCTGAGCTCCTCTCTAACAATATAACCAAGATCACATGGGAACGCTGTAACCGCAATCGCTGTAAGCGCGTTGAAAAGATCGTTCAATAATTATACGAACTATGATAGACCAACAGGTAGCCCAGATCCTCTCAGCGTGTAGCGTCTCTACACGAATGGTAGCGAAGACGTTCTTCCCTGAGCGTTTCCATCTGCCATTTGCGGAAGCTATCCATGGGCCTATCTTTGATCTCATTGACGGACCAGATCAGAAAGTAGCTATTGCCGCTCCTCGTGGGTTTGGGAAGACCTCTACAGTAGCCCTGGCTCTCATGGCCAGATGGATCCTGTTCAGGCATGCAGCGTTCATAGTTTACATCAACAAGTCTCACGATGCAGCCTCACTTCAGACTGAGAACCTTCGTCGAGAACTCGTAACCAACCGTGCCATCAAGCAATTCTTTGGGTCAGTCCACACACGAGATGCAGGTGAAGAGTTTGAAGAATCCTTCTCCAAGAAAGCCTGGGTGGCATATGACACTATGGTCTGGCCCCGTGGTGCCGGCCAACAGGTACGCGGAGTCCTCTACAAGAACTCCCGTCCTGGGCTATTTGTCATAGATGATCTCGAAGACCCTGACCTCATCCTTAATGAGGAGAATAGAAAGAAATGGTTCGAGTGGCTCTATGCTGACGTAGTCAAAGCTGTTCCTCGTATAGGCCCTCTTGCTAAGACGTGGAAGATAGTCTACATCGACACTCTCAAACATGAGGACTCAGTCCTCCAGAAGCTCCTCGACTCTGATGAATGGAAGTCTGTCCGACTCGAAGCCTGCGACGACAACTTCAAATCCACAGCTCCTGGATTCATCTCTGACGAAGACATAGCAAAAGAATGGCAGGCACACGTAGACGTAGGTCAGACAGACGTATTCTTCCGCGAGTTACGCAATCTTCCTATCTCTACTAAAGATGCGGCGTTCAAACAGGAGTTTTTCAAGTACTACAACATCCCTCCAGAGCGACATTTCAAAGAGGGAGTGGATCTCAAGATTACTGATGCAGAACTCCAAAATGATAGGAATATTGAAACAGTAGTCCTAGTCGATCCTGCAAAGACAGCTAAGATGTCCTCTGCGGACTCAGCTATCATGGGCATAGGCATTGACCTTAGTAGCTCCAGACTAATGATCCGCGACTGTATTGCTGCCAAGCTGCATCCAGACGAGCTCTACGAAGCCACCTTTGACATGGCTATCAGGCTCGGTGCTAAGGTAATCGGAGTTGAAACTACTGGCCTTGAAGAGTTCATCAAGCAGCCTTTCAAAAATGCTATGTTCCACAAGGGTGTGTTCTTCGAACTAGTCTGGCTCAAGGCTCGTGGAGGTGCTGGGACTGAGAAGGGTAAGACACTTCGTATTCGTGAACTAGTCCCTTACTACAGGCAGGGCTTCATCTATCACAATGCCTCTTGTCGTACCATCCCTAAGCTTGAACAGCAACTCCTCATGTATCCCAGATCTAAACTCTGGGACTTGATGGACGTAGAAGCCTACGTTATTGAAATGCTAGAACTCGGAGAAAGATACTTCTCTCCAACTGAAGACCCATCCGATGTTGAAGCCGAGTTCAAGGAGCTCGACTATGACGACCCCCTAGCTGATTGGAGAATAGCATGAGTGATTTGACTTGCCATGAACATAGTGGGTGCCTCGCTGACATCAGAAACTTAAAAGAGAGTGACGATGATCAGTGGGCTGCCATTAAGGATTTACAGGAGATGAGGGATAAACTATTCGGACGAGTTAATATCATACTCGGAGGTTTGGTAGTATCTATTGTATTACTTCTAGTGAACATCGCTATTACTAAAGAATAGATTGGATAAATTTTACATGATCTTGGGTGTATAGGAGATATAAATGGCTACGTTTAATAAGTTTAATTGCTTCGTAGAGAATCTTGCAGAGAAGCTGCATAACTTGGGAAGTGACACTCTTCGTCTCATGCTGACGAACACAGCCCCTAATGCGGCTGATACTATTGTCGACACAGATGGGGCAGTCTGTCAGCTGCAGGCGACTAGCAATGCAGATGAGATTGCAGCTGGAAACGGCTATACTAAGAAAGGCCCTGCTGTAACTATCTCTGCTAGCTCGCAGACAGGTGGGACTTATAAGGCTATTGCAACTGATGTAGTGATTACTGCCTCTGGCGCAGTTGGGCCTTTCAGATATGTTGTCCTCTACAATGATACAGCTGGGACGTCTGCTACTCGGCCAGTAGTTGGTTGGTGGGACTATGGGTCTTCTATCTCTCTTGCCAGCGGTGAGACCTTCACAGTTGATTTTGATCCTACTAATGGTGTTCTTCAGATTGCTTAGGAGCTATAATGAAACAGCTGATTACCTTACTCTTGTTAATGTTTTTAGCTGTTCCACTCTCTGCCCAAGAGGATAGCATGCCCGCATACGTTCTGTTTAAACTGACCCCCGGAGTCGACCCAGCCAGCGAGCAGCAGTTCCAAGCCGGTTGGCCGATTGCCGTTCGTGCCCAGAGCCAGTATGGCGGCAAGCAGGTGCTGCCCAATTTCGGCCAGCTTGTCATAACCGATGCTACGGTGAAACAGGTCGAGGCCGCTTATATGTCTCCTTGGCAGCGGTTTATTGACTGGAAGTTTGTTTCTCATGATTGGGCTGCGGATGCCCATGTGCTGAGGGTGTTCACAGC